AGCAATAATTACTTTCTCGACTTGGCTCTCTAATGCGGCAATCTGCTCATAAGCTATATCGAACTCATGACTATCTGATTTAGTCCAGCATTCAATATAAAACTCTTGTTTGAGCATATTGTGCACGTTATCATCGGCAGGCGTTGCCTCACCTCGTCCTAGCATTACCATTCCGAGAGAGTCTACTCCAGCCGTTTGAGGCGCTAAAAAACCGAGCTTAATTTGTCCATTAAACTCGGCTTTCTCTAATGCGTATTTAATTTTATTCAATAATTCGAGCCACATATTAGCCACCTCGATATAAAGGTATATTTCTATACCCTGCATACTTGGCTGGCTGCCCTGTGAGCTGTTCCGCTGTGATTTGGTTTTCTAAAACCGCTATTCTCTCATTAATGTATTTCAATTTCTTAGAGTAATAATCATCATCGGAACCATTACGGCTATATTGGCCAATCAGAGAGGCGGCTTTATTCATGCAGGTTTCTCGGTAACAGTACAATGTAACCAATTCATCTGCAACAAAAGAGCGGATAACATCGCCCTCTTGCACGCCTAACTTTTTGGCTAATACATAAAGCCAACTTTCCGCTTTCTTTAAAGTGGTTTCTAGCACGTTGGGGCCTAGTAGCTCATCATCGAATACCATAGATTGAAATTCGTATAACATTTATGTAACCCCTTACAGTTTAATGTGCAGCTCTGTGCGCTTAACGCCTAGCTCTACATTGCGAGCAATCTCGCCGAGCGATACATTAACAGCTTTCGAGAATATATCATGAACAGCCTCACGGCTATTATCGAGAGCCTCATATAAAAATTGGTCTGGCTTAGTGCCTCTATGAAATACACGCTTTGCGAATACAAAGCCATTACCACCACTAGGAACCCAGCGCAAAGACTGCTTTTCTTTTGGGAAAATGTAATGCGCTCGTGTTCCCTCATGCACGAAAGGCCCATAGTATGCTACATCATTGTCGATATATACCTCTGCTGTTTTATCGCTGATCATGCGCACGTCTATAGCTCTTTCTAATTGTCCGCTCTTAGAGGTAAAGCGATGAGTGCGTTGCGCCTCCTCTTGTACCTCTCGAGCGCTGGCTCTAATCGCTTGCCTTAACCGATTTTCAAATACCTCTCTAGCGTTCATGGTTATTCTTCGGCTGCTTTAGTCGCCTTTTTCTTAGGTTTTGCAGCCGCCTCGCTATCGTCGATTGCAGGCTCTAACACAAAGCCCTCATCAAGCCATAGCTCGAGAGTATACTCATCATCTGTGTATCGAACCTCATTCAGTCGGATAAGTCTATATTTCCCCATGCTTTACCCCCTAATTAAGCGCCAAAGTTAGCCCATACAGTAGCCAAGCGATTTTTTGGAACCCATACATCATGGAATTTTCTGTAATCAATGCCCCAAGCGTTCGCTTGTTGGTTGATTGTTGGGTCGAAAATGCGCATTGTGTCTGTTTTAGATACTGCAATCGCAGCACGTTTAGACATAATAATCCAGTTAATAGCTTTCGCTGCTGTGTCAGCTTTAAAGCCGCCTTTTTCTTGGCCGCTAGTTTTGCCGTCATTGAATGTGTATTGAGATTTCATGCGAGCGCTAGGTACAGCAATAATAGGAATGCCGTTATAAGTGCGTACACGAGTGTTATAAGCGCCGTGTTCAAAGTTCGCTACATCGAGCATACCTTTAGCACCTGCTGCCTCGTTCAAGATAGCTTGCACTTTAGTGCTCATTACGATTACTAAGTCGCCTGTTTCGCCTACTAAGTCCTCGATTTCTACAATTTCTTTGTTAAGTTGTTTGATAATGTTTGTTTCGCTTGGCGTAAAAGCGTCTGTTTTGCGGTTGCCATTCTTAGCGATAGCAGCAATCTTAGAGTAGCGATAAGCGTCTACCTCTGGGATTACTTGCTCTACTTGGAATGTAGACATAACATTTGTACCTGTTGCCAAGAAGTTGCTTTCATCTACTTCCATAGCGTCAAGAGAGAATTTACGGCCACGGTCTTGTGTGAGTTTGAAATCTTCGTAAGTCAAAGATACAGCACCACGATTATAGCCATTATCACGATCATAATTCGCCAAGCCGTCAACGGAAAGAGTAGGAATTTTAACAGTATCGCCGCCGTTATATTTAACCTCGCCAGCGTTTACCTCCATAAAGCCAGATGTAGCGCCCACAAGCATTTGTTGGTCTAGTACTGTTTGGAAATTTTGAGCCATTGTTAAAGTGTTAATTGCCATTGATTAATACCTCTTTTCATAATCAAATAATTAGCCCTCGCTAGGTGGTTTCACACCTGCGATTTTGAACATTTCTGCTAATTGACTATTGCCATCATTCGCATTGCCTGCACCTGCACCGCTGCCGCCATTTTGCACTGTTTTAACTGCATAAGGCTTGTCAGCTAAAAATGCTGTTGCACATTCCTCGATAGTGCCGATTGTGCCGTCCTCTTTAGCCCAACCATATGAGCCGTCTTGTTGTACGGAAATCTGTCCAGCTATGAGCTTGCTGAATGTTTCGGCGTCTGTACAATTAGCTTTTGTTAGCGCTGCAATCGTCTGAGCGCTGATTTCGGAATTTGTACGCTTTTCAATCTCTGCTTGGCGAGCTTGCTCTGCTTGCTCGTACTTATCTGTAAGGCCTTTGATTTGTTTCTCTAAAGTCAAGATTTCTGGGCTTTTTTCGCCTTTGTGAGCCTCGTATTCGTCAACCTTACCTTTTAACTCATCACGTGCTGAGGTTAAGTCTGTAATTTGTTTCTCGAATTTGAGTCTGTCGGCTTTGGCACCCTCGTTAATACGAGAAATTTCGCTTTTAAAGCCGTCGATAAGTTCCTTACCGCCCTCGAGATTTTCAAGTTTCGTGTACAATTCTGCTAAAGTCATGAGTCTTTCTCCTTTTCGTCATGAATTCCGCTATCTTTCGGCTCCCCTAATCAATAGCAATATAAAAGGCCTACGCATTCACTTGCGCAGGCCTGTAGGTCTAAATTATGTATTTTTCTTTGGTTCTCTAGGCTCGAATGTTTCACCATTCCAGCCTCTTGCGTAGTCTTTCCAGTTAGCTTTGCCGCTTTTAACCTCTTTACTACCGCTTATGCCGAGCAATTTCTCTCTATGATCACGAGAAATAGACTCTATATATTGCTTACCGCCCTCGTCTGTATTGTCTTTTGCTTTGCTAATATCTACCTCAAAATCAAATACAGGCGATATTCTACACATACAATGCGGATGAGCTGGCAGCGTTGGGAATTTATCTTTAGGATAAACCCCTTTACCTAAGCCGTATAAATCGGCGTTGGCGTAAAAGTCGCATATATCATACCGAGGATGTCTACTTGATAGCACCCATTTGAGAGCGACTACATCATCATCATTTTTATAGCGTAGCATTTGGCCGTCGGCGTATGCTCTAGCCGTTTCTGTGCGAGCTATGCGCTCGGCGTTGTATCGTGCTTTCTCTTGCACCGCCACAGTAACAGCCCTCGAAAGGTCTATAGCGTTGCCCTCGTCTACTGCTTGAATGAGTTCAGAATAGGCAGCTCGTAGGCTAGGCGTTGTGTTCTGCTGTACTTGACGCTCTGTGCGTCTAATTACACGCTTAAATCGAGCGAGCTCCTCATCATTTAGCGATTGAGGCGGCTTTAACGCTCTCAGTCGTTCTATGTGCTTAGGTAGTTTATCAGTAGCGATAACGCCACCCTTTCCATAGCCCTCGAATATAGAGCGAGCTATCTCACGAATACTTTTACCACGTTTCAGAGATTGCTTTATAACATCAGCCGTTTCACGTTGCACTTTATGAGCGTTACGATGTAAGCGCTTTGACAGCTTTAAGCCGTCGCTCGCCCAAGCTGCTTGCATAGCCTCACTAATTGATTGATTAGTGTAATTAAAAGGCCTATGACCTGCCACCGAGAGCGGTGTAAGTACACTATGATAGGCCTTATTAAAATTTTCCACCATATCAACCGTAAGAGGCGCCTCTAGCATTTCCATAATAGGGTAAGTCTTATAAGCGATTTGAACGGCCTTATCGGCTGAATATCCAAGCGATACTAATTCATGTACCATTTTCTCGAATTGCTCGAGGATATTATCAAGCGTTTGGCTCGTCTGTTTCATCATCTAGGCCCTCATCGCTATAGGCTTTGTCTTGCGCTGCCTCATCGGCTGCCGCCTGCGCCTCTTTAACGATCATATCTTTAGTTTCCTTTTCAAGGTTAGGCATGTAAGCGTCAATTACTTTCTTTAAGATTTCGCTGTCGAAAGTATCAGATTTAAACTCTAAATCTTTGGCCTGTTGTGCCTGTGTAAGGCTTTCAGATACATCATTTACCTTGAAATCACGAGGATAGTCGCAAGTATACTCGATATTGTCGCCACTCCATAGGCGGTATAGCTCGATAATGTCATACTCTGCATTCTCGCAACGTACTGCAAAGGCTGCTAGATTTTGATTAGTACGCTCAAAGTCCCATTGTTTAGCCACGCCGCTCTTAGCTTGCTGTACGCCGATAACGCTATCAATGCCGCTCATGCGGTACATTTCATTGATGAGCTTATCAATTTGAGCCATGAGCACCTCGGCTGGGCCTTTATCTGGTGCAATAAAGCTCGGTGCCTTGCCTGCCTCTGCTGGATATGCGAGCAGGTTATCAGTACCGATAGTTACATCTTGTAAGCCGTTGTTATCGACTGGCATAGTTAAGATAGAGAATGTTTGATTGTATAGAATTTGAGAGAGTAGTGAGCATAGGTTATATACATGAGCATTCGTTTTCGCAATGCTCAAATACTCAGGCGGTGGCAAAATATCACGCTTGCGTGCTGCTCTACCGAACCATTGAACTATAGGAATACGGCCAATGTTATGCTCGCCTTTCCCTACTACTTTATTGTCGCTATCGGTGATTTTCCATTCTGCAGGCAGTCATTTCTCAAATTTATTGCTATTTTCGCTGCTTTTATTTGCTTAAAGGTGGCTATTTTTTCGTGTCCTTTATATTATAATAAGGTGATAGCAATGTTTTTTGCTTGTAAAAGCATTGCTATTACGTGCTAAAAGCAATGGTATTCGAGGGTAAAAGCTATGGTATTATGCCTTATGAGGATTGGTATTTCATCTTCAAAAGAATAAGATTGCACTTCATGTGGGATGTTATTACGCCTTTAAAGCACTGCTATTATGTCTCAAAAGCTATGCGGTTGCAAGGGAAAGGTTAAGCGGTTGCTCCGAAAAAGGTGGCAAAGGATAACGAAAAGGCAAAATAAAAAGCCCCTTAGAAACATCGTTCTAAAGGACTTTCCCCTTTTTATTTTTACATTAAAATATCCAGAGACTTCATTCGGTTTTTTAGATAGGTTTTTGGCTTGTTGCGAGGCTTACAATATAAAACCTCTTATTTTGCTTAATAAGATAGATACTTTGTCTGATGAAGAACTTTCTTTGATTGAAAATAAATTATTAGAGTATGAAAGAATAGGATATTCCGTACTGAAAATTTCCTCCGTTACAAAGGTTAATTTAGATATTTTGAAAGACCAGTTAAAAAATAATGTATCTGTATTTTTTGGTCATTCAGGGTGTGGAAAATCTACTTTGGTAAATACACTCCAACCAAATCTTGATATTCGTATAGGGGATATTTCTGATGCTCATCTGAAGGGAAAACATACCACGACTTTTGCTCATATGTATTTTTGGGATTTTGGAGGCTCGGTGATAGATACACCTGGGGTAAGAGAATTCGCTATGATTGATGTAAAAAAAGAGGAAATTCAGCATTTTTTTCCTGAGATATTTAGGAAGGGAAGAGACTGTAAATTTCATAATTGCTTGCATCTTAACGAGCCTAAATGTTCGGTTTTACAAGGTATTAATAATAGGGAAATATCAGAAACTAGATATCAAACATATGTAAAATTAATAGAAGAATCAGAAGAATTATGATTTCACTAACACCATTAAAAACATTACAAAATCTACAATTTAGGCGATTGTTGATAGGTCGTTTTTCGCTTATATTGGGTTTTCGTATGCTGGGAACTCTACTCGGTTGGTGGATTTATCAAATTACGAAAAATCCTTTTGCTATTGGAGTAATAGGCCTTTCGGAGGTTATTCCTGCTATTTCGTCGGCTTTATATGCTGGACACATGGTAGATATGAATGAGAAACGGAAGATGCTTTTGTCTATTAATGGACTTTATATTTTCCTCATTGGAGGGCTGTGTTTATTGGCTTTTAATGCGGATTCTTGGGGATTTTTAGAGAAAACTTATGCGATAACTTTTTTTGGTAAGGAGGTATTTAGTAGTCCTATAATAGCTTTTTTAATTTATGGAATTATTTTTTTTACGGGGTTTTGTAGGGCTTTCTTAGGGCCAATACTTCCTGCAATGATACCAAAAATTGTGAGTAAAGAAGTATTACCAAATGCCATTACCTTAAATCAAGCAACCTTCCTCACTGCATCTGTTGGTGGCCACGCTGTTGGTGGCCTTTTGATTTCCTTCATTGGGGTGAAATATACCTTATTGGTTATTATTTTATTGATGTTTATAGCATTATCTTTTTTTTCAACATTAGATAAACAACCATCAGAACATAATAAAAATGAGGTGAAATTAATGGAAAGTCTAAAAGAGGGAATCTTATATATCTATAATACGAAAGAGATTTTGGGAGCGTTGTGTTTGGATATGTTTGCTGTGTTATTTGGTGGTGCTGTAGCGATGATTCCTGCCTTTGCGACAGATATTTTAAAAGTTGGAGCAAAAGGTTTTGGGTTGCTCAATGCAGCTTCGGACATTGGCTCAATGCTGATAATTATTACTCTGTCTTTTATACCTTTACAAAGACATCAGGGGAAAATCCTATTGGCTACGATATTCGGCTTTGGATTTTGTATTGTCGGCTTTGGATTATCAGAAATTTATTGGATATCTTTCTTTATGTTGATGCTTAGTGGTATGTTTGATGGTATTTCTGTTGTAATTCGTGGAACGATTATCCAACTAAAGACACCTGATAAAATTAGAGGTAGAGTACTGAGTGTCAATTCTATATTTATAATGTCAAGTAACGAAATGGGGCAGTTTGAGAGTGGGGTAGCATCTAAGATTTTAGGTGTTGCAAGGTCGGTAGTCTTTGGTGGTAGTATGACGCTACTCATTGCCTTGATAGTAGCAATATTTAATCCAAAATTAAGAAATATGGAATATCGTAATGAATAGTAAAAAAGAGGTATGAAAATCATACCTCTTTTTTCTATTTTTAATAAAATTCAGTCTAAATTTCCGAAATGATATCTCCCAATGGAAGACGAGACTTTGGGGTGATATATGGCTGGTTACCGTCTTCTTCATTACGATAGCCTATTGCTACAGCAAATAATGTACGATAGCCATTGTTATTCAGAATCTTGTCGTATTCGCTACCTATAAGTCCCTCCATAGGAGTAGAGTCTATTCCTTCACTTGCACAAGCTGTTAGAAAATATCCTAATGAAATATAAACTTGCTTCTCTAGCCAATACTTCGCTACTTCATTTCCTCGTGATTTTATAGCATTTTTGTAATAATCTACTGCCAATGGATGTAGATTATTTGTAATAAATTCTTCAAATTTTTCTAATTCTTGAGTTACTGCATTAACAACTTCTTTATCTAAAACTTCT